GAAAAAGAAGACTGTGGAAGAGATGCAAAAGTATCTCAATCAGAACAAGCGCAAGTACCATCAAACGAAGCCCATGAAGGCTTACAAGATGGCAGACGAGTTCGGCAAGGGCTATGAGGCCATTGAGATGCAGAAGGCGATGAAGAAGTGAAGTGCCCTATCGCCACCCAGGACACAGAGGTCAACCTCAAGAACCGTAACCACGCCTTCGAGGAGTACGGTTACGGCCCTGCGAATCCCGAAAAACCGGGTAATTTCTGGGACGAACGCGCAGAGGAATGGAACACCACTCCCGAGATCGCTCAGTCGATGAGGTGCGGGAACTGCGCTGCTTTCATTCAAACGCCCGAGATGATGGGTTGCATCACCGGAGGGATTCAGAAAGAAGAATCCGACGATGAGACCTATGCTCCCGAGGTTGTCGAGGCGGCTGATCTGGGTTACTGTGAACTGTTTGAGTTCAAGTGTGCGGCAGACCGAACCTGTAGCGCATGGCTCACTGGTGGCCCGATCACCAAGATGACTCAGAAGCGCAAGCAGATGCTTCAAATGGCCAAGTACAACGCACGAAAGGGCGAGTATGAAGACGAAAGCGGAGAAGAAAATCTCGAAGGTGATGACTGAGTACGGCAAGGGCAAGCTCAAGAGCAGCTCTGGCGGTAAGGTCACCAATCCCAAGCAGGCTATCGCCATCGCTCTTTCCGAAGCCAAAAGGAAAAAGAAATGAAGGGTCTCTACGCCAACATCCACGCCAAGCGTGAGCGCATCGAACGCCAGAAGGCCGCAGGCAAGACTCCTGAGCGGATGAGAAAGCCCGGAACCAAGGGAGCGCCGACTGCTGCTGCTTTCAAGGCTGCTGCTAAGACGGCAAAGAAATGATTAAGCGCGGCAAGGAGCAGTTCCAGGGCTATAACCAGCCCAAGCGAACGCCTAACCACCCAACAAAAAGCCACGCAGTCCTGGCAAAGAGTGGGGATGAGGTCAAGCTCATTAGATTCGGTCAGCGAGGCGTAAGCGGCTCCCCAAAGAGGGAAGGGGAGTCAGAAGCCGATAAAAGGCGCAGGGAATCCTTCAAAGCCAGACACGCCGAGAACATCCAAAAGGGAAAGATGAGCGCAGCGTACTGGGCGAACAAGGTTAAATGGTAAGATTTCTTACGCAACCGTAAACTTTTTTACCCCGATGGCCCGAAAGGAGTCGGATTGAACATCGAAAAGATCGACATCTCCGTGCTGATCCCATACGCACGGAACGCAAGAACCCACAGCGACGAGCAGATCGCCCAGATCGCCGGAAGCATAAAAGAGTTTGGGTTCAACAACCCCGTCCTGATCGACAAGGACAACGGGGTTATAGCGGGGCATGGGAGACTGGCTGCGGCAAGGAAGCTGGGCCTCAAGGAAGTCCCCTGCATTCGTCTAGAGCATCTCACCGAGACCCAGAGGAAAGCCTACATCCTGGCAGATAACAAAATTGCCATGAACTCCACATGGGATCGAGACCTTCTGAAGCTAGAACTAGAAGAACTCCATCAAGATGATTTCAAGATGGAGCTGGTTGGTTTTGATGCCAATGAGCTTGCGATAGCAATGGGATTAGGTGCTGACTTTGAACCTGGTACGGAAGACGGCCAAAGCAAATTAGACGAAAAAGCTCCAACCATCTGCCCTGCGTGTGGACATGAATTCCATAAGTAAACCAATCCTAAAGATTGATTGGGCGACAGCAGAAGCCGCTAAGTTTGCGTGTGTCAATTGGCACTATAGCAAGTGCGTTCCTGTGTTCAAAGCTGTGCGCGTTGGCGTTTGGGAAGATGGAAAATTTATTGGCGTTGTCTTGTTTGGTCAGGGCGCAACGCCAGAGATTGGATCACCATACAACCTAAAACAAACAGAAATCTGCGAATTGACAAGGGTGGCGCTTACGAAACACAAAACTCCAGTAAGCAAAATTATCTCTATTGCGTTGAAATTCTTAAAAAAGCAATGCCCAGGACTTCGTTTAATCGTTTCTTTTGCTGATGCGGGGCAAGGCCACCACGGTGGAATTTATCAAGCCGGTGGTTGGGTTTATGCTGGTGGCGCTGAAACGCATGGCTATAAAGTTAATGGAATTGTTGTTCATCCTAAGACTCTACATAGTAGATATGGCAAAGGAGGTCAGTCAATTCCGTGGCTAAAGCAAAATGTTGACCCTAATGCCGAAAGGGTGATTAGCGGTTTCAAACATCGTTATCTGATGCCATTAGATTCGGAGATGAAGAGTAAGATCGCTCATCTCTCTAAGCCTTATCCAAAGCGTGTGAAAGGGCAGGACTCAGGGTTCCCCCCTGGGCTGGGCGGCTCGACTCCGACCCACACGCTCCAACTTTCGGGGTTACAAAATGCCTAAGACCACCGGGCAGGGTGTTGCCCATAATCCAACTGAGGAAACCAAGAAGGTTGTCAAGATGCTGAGTGCAGTAGGTACTCGGTATGAGGACATCGCTGCCAAGCTAGAAATCACCGACGACACCCTTCGCAAGCATTACAGGAAAGAACTAGACGAGGGCCGGATTGAGGCCAATGCTTCTGTGGCGCAGACTTTGTATCAGCAAGCCAAGAATGGAAACACCACGGCGGCCATCTTCTGGCTCAAGACCCGCGCCCAATGGCGGGAGAATGACCGACTCGAGGTGACGGGGGCAAATGGCAACCCGCTGGAGATGGTGATCTCATGGGCAAACGAGAAATCGTAATCCCGTACTCTCCTCGAGAGCCACAACTCGCCATCCATCAGATGATGCGGGACAACCGCTTTGGGGTGGTGGTGGCTCACCGACGCATGGGGAAGACCGTCGCCGCTCTGAACCACATCATTCGAGATGCGGTGGAGAACCGTAAGGAAGCCCCCCGGTATGCTTACATCGCTCCGACCTATGGTCAGGCAAAGCGGGTGGCCTGGGACTATCTGCTGAAGTACACAGAACCTCTAGGCGCGACTCCAAACATCTCGGAACTCCGCACGGACTTCTGGGGACGCAGAATCCAGCTCTACGGATCGGACAATCCCGACTCCCTTCGAGGCCAATACTTCGATGGGGTCATCATTGACGAGATCGCCGACCAAGACCCTCGAATCTGGACTGACATTGTTCGTCCTGCGCTGTCAGACCGACTGGGATGGGCGCTGTTCCTGGGAACCCCTAAGGGATCAAACCACTTCAAAGACCTGAGAGACCAGGCGGAGGAAGAGGAAGACTGGGGCTTGCTGGAGTTCAAAGCCTCCCAGACCCACCTTATTCCTGAGACCGAACTCCACGCCGCTCGCCGTGAGATGGGGCAGGACAAGTACAACCAGGAGTTTGAATGCTCCTTCCATGCCGCTGTCGAGGGTTCTTACTTTGGAGCCTTAATCAACGACCTGGAGGAGAAGGGCAGGCTTACGAACATTGACCGGGACGATCTGACCCGGACATTCACCGCTTGGGACTTGGGGATGTCTGACACCACCGCGATCTGGGTGGTTCAGGTGGCCGGGCAAGAGTACCGGGTGATGGATTTCGTGGAAAACCACGGTCAAGGGCTAGATTGGTATGTGAACTGGCTCAAAGAGAATAAGTGGCATACGGCAGAACACATCTTGCCTCATGACGTAGAAGTGCGAGAATTGGGGACAGGACGCAGCAGAAAGGAAATGCTGCAAGAGGCAGGGCTGCAAATAACGGTTGCTCCGCGCTTGTCAGTTGCAGATGGAATCCAGAGCGTCAGACGCATTCTCCCGAAGTGCTGGTTTAATGTGCCGAAGGTGAAGCAGGGTCTAGACGCGCTCAGGAACTATCGGCGCAACTTTGACGAGAAGAGAAACGTATTCTTTGACACACCGCTACACGACTGGGCCTCTCATTCGTCCGATGCGTTCCGATACTTCGCTATCGGGATTCACGAACAGGGCGACTGGAGCAAGCCGATTAGCGTTAACACAAGGTGGGTGGTCTAATGTGGGCAACGCCTCAAGGCAACGTCAACGCCAAACTCGCGGAGCTGGAGCGACGCATCAAAGCGTTAGAGGAAAAGCATGAATCAGATAAGCCTGAAAAGCCTGCTCGAGGCCGAAATCGATGGAGCGATCGGGTATCTCCAAACGGAGACAACCGAGCAGAGAACCCGGTCACTTGAGTATTACCTTCGTTACCCTTACGGGAACGAGGTAGAGGGTCGAAGCCAGATCGTCACCGGAGAGGTGGCAGAGGTCATTGACGGCGCGATTCCTCAACTGATCCGCATCTTCACCGCCTCGGATGACATCATCCGCTATGAGCCTGTCGGCCCCGGTGATGAGCAAGGCGCGAATCAAGCCACGGACTACTCGAACTGGGTGTTCTACAAGGACAACCCTGGTTTCGCCATCCTGCACGATTGGTTCAAGGATGCGCTGCTTGAGAAGGTCGGCGTCGTCAAGGCTTACTGGGATAACAAGATTGACGTTATCAAGGAGACCTACGAGAACCTAAGCGATGCGGAACTTGCAATGCTACTGTCCGATGGGACTCGGGAGATCATTGAGCAGGAAACAATCGTCAAGCAGGTTTTAGACCTTCAAGGCAACCCCGCTATCGGGATGGATGGGGTAGAGATAACGGAGGTCTACTACAACGTCAAGGTTCGCAAGAAGAACCAAGTCGGACGGGTGGCGATTCAGAACATTCCTCCCGAGGAGTTCCTGATCTCCAAGAAGGCCACAACGATCCAAGACTCTCCCTTTGTCGCTCACCGCAGACTGATGCCTCGGTCTGATCTGGTGGCGATGGGATTCCCGGAAGAGGTTGTCCGTGACCTCCCGGCCTACGACGATCTGAGCTTCTCTCCTGAGCGAGTGGCTCGGTACTCTGAAGGCGAGCAGCCCAGCCAAGACGAAAGCCTCGACCCGACCATGCAGGATGTGGAGGTGTACGAGTGCTACATCCGCGCAGACCGGGATGGTGATGGTCTGGCCGAGCTTCTCCAGGTTTGGTACGCCG